ATAAGCTCATATTTTTCTTTTGTAAGCTTGGACTTGTTTATTGTCTTATTGTAAGACTTTATTGTTGTCTCAATTAAATGCTTTGCATGATCAGAATTTTTGATTTTAGTTTGTTGTAAAACATTAAAGATCTTAGCTTCTTTAAAAAGCTCTGTTTCTTTTTTAAAATGGTGTTCTACAAGTTTTGTAGATGGCGAGGATTTAGATCCGTTTAACACATCAGATGTTATTTGTCGAGTCAGCAACTCGAATAACAAGCCGCCATTTTTAAATTTTGAGTGTTTCATATATACCCTTAGCTAAGTCTCTTATGAATTCATTAATAAATATAAGAAAACTAAATTTTCTTCTTAGTTCCGTTAAGTTCTTCGTCAATCTCAGATACTTCTTTTAATAATTCTGTTTCTTTTTTATCAAAGCTGTTTTTCATTGCATCAAAATGTGCAAGTGCCAACGGACTTTTTCTAAATTTATGTGTTACAGGATTGTCATCTTTCTTTGTAGCATGTAGATAATCATATTTTCCTAGTACATCTCTTACTCCGTAAGTCTCTCTGTCTTCTATTTCTCTTTTTGATTGTTCACCTTCCATTCCAGGTTGGTCATCATCACTCTTCATCTGTCCTTCTTCAGCCTGT